CACAGTAATAATTGAATTTACTTCGTAACCGACCTGGGAGAACTAATGAACAGTTTGAAGCTGTTCCCTTTCATGAATAAAGGGAGATTAACAGGAACAGATGACTTAAATAATGTATTAACATCAGGAATCTATGAAATTAGTGCCCCACAACAGGGGTACTAAATGGGAAAGATATTCAATACGGAATCTTAATAGTATTCTCAGCAGGACAAAGAATACAGTTATTAGGTAATGGCTTATACGGAAATGCATATTTTAGGACAGGTAGAGATAATGGAGATGGTATGATTGGGTATCTATATATTGACATAAAATCTATTCGAAACGAGAGCTGGGAGAACTTTGCCACTTTCGACAAATACTAATAAGGGATTAACAAGGAGAACAGCATATTTTGATTTAATTCAAGGCAAATTATACAAGATAGCATATAAAGAGGAACTATATGTATATAAACCTGTAATATGCTTACTATATGTGCTAAGAAATGGAATATCGTCTTGCTATGTAGCTTCATTAAGTGGGTATCGTAATGGAGTTTCCCATTTTAAATTGATATGTGGAAATGATATCCAATTTAAGCTGTATCAAAAGTTGAATAGCGCTAATTATTTTGACATCATGCTGGAATGCCCTGATAATTCAGCTGGCATTATGGAGATAAAAAGCCATGGATGATTTAACGGTTATTGAAACGACAGAACCATTAAGGGATTGGCAACAAATTGCAACAGAATAATAGCATAAGTTGAGAGCTGGGAGAACTCATCGGATAAATGATACGTGGTTAAGGTTCAGAGATCAGAAAGGAATAGAATCTCAAGACGAATTAGATTCTATGCAATATAGCGGAATATACTTACTATCACAAAATTCAAAATTAGAATATGTCCGTAATCGTGTATTAGTTGTAATCGGCAAACCTAATATCTGTTGTATTCAGAATCTATATAATTATAGCGGAGATATTTATAAATATCGAGTGAAATGGTTTAGTAACAGTTGGGGTAATTGGCAAACCGTATCTTTGACATGATTAAAAAACGGGTGGTCCGGTACAAGCCGGTGCCACCCGATCCTGATATGCACAACGCCATGTGCGGTGCAAAGGTAATCCATGTTTCTAAGAAGCCAATACAAAAGACCTAAAATCTCCCCATACCCCATTATAATTACGGCGGAAACCAACAACATCCTCACCTAGACGGAATGTCATTTGAATGACATATCCTTGTCCATCGTTAAAAACTATCATTATGGAATAATTTGAAACAACACTAATTCCGTCTCGTCCGAATACATGATACATTCCGCTTGCAGTTGCACTATTTACCTCTTCGTCTGTACTTAATATACCTTTGGCATAAACGGAACAGCTTCAAACTATTCATTCTCCCAGGTCAAGATTATAAGATTAATATTGTCGAATTTGATTATTTTGGAGGAAATAGCTAAATTTAAAATAAAAATATGCTAGAGAAGATACGATACAGGTTGGTCTTTAACCGCCAAAAGAAACTGAATAAGCAAGGCACGGCCCTTGTACAGGTTGAAGCCTATTTGAACCAAAGGAAAATCTACCTGAAGACCAATGTTTACCTCAAACCGGAGTGCTGGAGCCGTGAGGGGGCACAAGTCATTAACCACCCCCAATCTAACGAACTCAACGCAATGCTCTATGAATACATCCTGTATCTGCAAGGCATAGAGTTGGGGTATTGGAAGCGCGGAATACCTGCCACACTCTCACTACTGAAGGATGCTGTCAAGAAGAAAAGTGCCGTGAATGTCAGCTTCTCCACTTTCGCCAAATCAGCCATTGACAATTCGGACAAGAAGCAGTCCACCAAGGACAACCTGCACTCGACACTGGCGGTCCTGAATGACTTCCGTTCCGGATTGGACTTCAAGGATCTTACCTATACATTCCTTCGTGATTTTGAGCAATATTTAAGGGAAAAGGGCAATGCGGTCAATACGATAGCCAAGCACATGAGACAGCTCCGTACCTTGGTCAATGAGGCAATCAACCAGGGATATATGCACGCGGACGCTTATCCGTTCAGAAAGTACAAAATCAAACAGGAGAAAGGCAGACATGAGTTTCTTACCCCGGACGAGCTGAAGAAGCTGGAAACGGTCGAAGTGGAAGAGAAGTCCATGCGCCATGTGCTCGATGCCTTCCTGTTCTGCTGTTATACCGGATTGCGCTATTCTGACTTCTGCCAGCTCACACCTGAGAATTTCATTAGAGTAAACGGCAAACGGTGGCTGTACTTCAAATCCGTCAAGACAGGGGTGGAAATCCGTCTGCCGTTACATCTGCTGTTTGAAAGCAGGGCATTGGGCATTCTTGACCGTTATCCGGATATAGGTAGTCTTGTATCCCTACCCTGTAACTCGGAAGTGAATAAGCAGCTTCGAAAGCTGACCGGATTGTGTGGTATCAAAAAACGGATAACCTACCATGTGAGCCGTCATACCTGTGCCACCCTGCTGGTTCATCAGGGAGTTGCGATTACAACAGTCCAGAAGCTGCTCGGACATACTTCCGTAAAGACCACACAGATTTATTCGGAGGTACTTTCCAGCACCATTGTGCGTGACTTGAAAAATGTTCAAAGGAAAAGGAAAAAAGTAAAGATGTTTCCTGATAAAGGCTTGAGAACATCTGATTTTATAGACAACCGGTAGATTTCATGTTTCCTATTTGTTTTCTATTAATATTGTGACTCTTTAATTTCTTCGGATAATCGAAATATTGCTCCTGATTATTTTTTTCAATATGGATTGAATATGGAATAGTTTTCACTATCTTTGCAGTGTAACCAGGAGCTTGATGGCAATAAATATTGTCATCAGGCTCTTTTTTTTGTCATATCGTGGCAATGGATTTAAGTAATTCTGCAACAATGACGTAAGTAAATAGACATATCTTTGAAGTAGTATTATAATCAGATAAACAATAGACAGAATGGAATTAAACGACTGGTTGGCTATAATCGGGGCTTTCGGAGGATTGGAGGCTGTCCGTTGGGGTGTCACGTTCTGGGTGAACCGCAAGACTAACGCACGGAAAGAGGATGCGTCCGCCGATTCAATGGAGGATGAGAACGAGCGCAAGCAGGTTGACTGGCTGGAAGAACGTATCGCCCAGCGTGACGCCAAGATTGATGCGTTATACGTTGAGCTTCGTAATGAACAGTCTGATAAGCTGGCATGGATTCATAAGTGCCACGAGCTGGAACTGCAATTGAAAGATGCCGAACATAACCGTTGTGACAGGCCCGACAGCGAATGCGGCCGTCGTATTCCACCACGCAGGGCTACATTAATTAAAGATAAGGAGGAAAAGAAATGAAGTTTTTTACGATTGCGGAACTCTGCAAGTCAACAACTGCTGACCGCTTGGGTATCAATAACAGATGCAGACAGGAGCATGTGACTGCTCTGACTGCCTTGGTGGACAACGTACTGGACCCGTTACGCACATGGTGGGGAAAGCCTATAACAGTAAACAGTGGTTATCGCTGTCCGGAACTTAATGCGGCCGTCAAGGGAAGTAAGACCTCGCAGCACATGAAGGGGGAAGCTGCTGATATTGACACTGGAGACAGACAGCAAAACAAGCTGTTATTTGAATATATCCGCAAGAACCTGCCCTATGATCAATTGATTGACGAGTCTAACTTCGCTTGGGTGCACGTCAGTTATCGGGCTGACGGAAATAACAGGATGCAAGTTCTTAAGTTGTAGACTATGTTGGTTAGAGTTATGAACTGGATAAGCCGGCACATATTGCTGGCTCCTTTCATGTGTCTGTTCCTGTTGTTCGGATCATGTGGCAGCTCGTATAAATCTGTCAATTCAGACACTGAGATTATACAGAAAGATAGTACACGTGAATCTGTCAACATCATACACGGATCAAGTACTTCTTTGAGCGAACTCATTACCACTAATAGTAACTATGTGATTGATTTTCGTATCTATGATACCCGAAAACCGCCCGACAGCCTGACCGGGAAACCTCCGTTACTGGCTGATGGTCACGTAGAAGGTGATTTCAGCAAGAATAGAAAGAAGGAAACTGCAACCAAAGACAGTACGGAAGTGAAAGCTGACAAGGAAACCACTTCCAATACCCGTGAGGAAAACCGGTCAGAAACCATAAAAGAGAAAAAAGAATCCACGCTGCTTAAACAAATAGGTTTTGCCTGTGTTTGTGTAACCGTACTGATTATTGTTGGGCTGGTGACGAAAAAACATTGGCGTAATAATGATTCCTCATAATAAGACTTTAAATTTATAAATTGGACTGCCCCAGCTCGTGATGAGTCGGGACTTTTTTTGTTATCTTTGCCGGAACTAACATTAACTTATGTATTATGGCTGAAAAAAAAGAATCTTATTCCGAAGAGGAATTGAATGAAATGATCGTATGGTTCAATAACCATGCTGATGAACTTCCAAAAGAAATGCAGATTAACAAAGCGGCTTTTACCCCGGATTTGAAACTTACTGTTGAAAGTTGTATCATGCAGGCTAAGCAATGTCTGGGCAACTATAAGATGGCCGAGGCTTTCCGGATGCTCCAACAAATCAGAGAGAACCTTGAAAATGCAGTCGAATAAGCAGCCTTTAATTTTCCAATCGGATTATACAATCAACTGGGGAAAATGGGATTTTCGTATTTATGCCCTGTGGGGTTAAAATAGAAGCTATTTTTGCAACAAAAGTAAAGGCTGTCTCATTTTTAAGACAGCCTCATACCGTTAAAATTATTCCTAGTAAAAAATGTCATCCTAGAAATTCCATTGCTTGCCATACTTTGATATAACCTCAGAAGTATTATCATAATGACTTTCTATAACACATCCTTTTTCATTTGTCTGAATTGGTATGGAGTTACTTTTAATAACATTCCCATTATAGTCTTTAAATTCCATCAATAACTGATTCGGTTTATTGTTATTAGTATAATCCACTCCCCAGTTTCCTCCTAAAGAAAAATCATCTCCAAACCAATGGACTTTTCCATCTATAACCTCATTAGAAGAAATGCCTATCCAAGACTTGCGCCAAAATGATCCTCTTGTAAAACTACTCATTTTAATTAAGAAACGATGTTCATCATGTGTATAATTGGGGTCTGGGTAGGCATCACAACGACCAATATCACATTTATAAATTACCATCACCGGTTTAGTGTCATATTTCAAATTCACATCTTTCATAACATCAGTTGGCATAGTTATAATTTCCCCTTTTTCATTCAGTTTTTCAAATTCCATTGATGCCTGCCAATGTCCATCTTTAGGTACAGCAGTATAGTTCACATAGTCTACTGACAATTCTTCACGTTTAAATACATGTGTCAATATAATCCTATCTGAATATTCATATGATGACCTTGTTACTTCTTTCCCGTCTTTATATAATACTGCATACTTTTTTATTATACTATTACGTTGATCCTCATTTTCATAAACAGGCAAGAGGGCAATTCTGCATACAACTTCATCCGCTTTGGAATCTGAATAATTGGGATATTCAATATTAAAATCTATGTGGCAACCACTATTTGTAGTGAAAGTTTTTTCATTATCAGCATATAAATATTTATTCCCATGTTTCATAAACGATCTGTAAGTGTATGTTGTACTAGGTTTTAATCCAGTCAACGTTATTTTGTGTTCCCCATCTTCTAAAGGTCCTAAATCTATTTCAGATTTATTTCCTTTCCAATAATATTCAACTCCACATGTAAGATTCCAAAAGGAATTATTGCCATATTCACATACCAATGTAGCCGACGTTTCTGTTGTCGATATAGTTTCTTGTGTTATGGTGAAAGGCTTTTCTTTATAAATAAGACCGTCTATCGGCTTTTCATCCAAATGAGTAATATTATCTTTGCTAAAAGTCGCATAAGTTCCGATATAATAATCTATAGCGATTGCTTCATAAGTTGAATAATTTTTATATTCCTCTGGGAAATTATTTTTATTTATAATCAATTTACATGTTAATGGAGTCATTTCAAATATTGATGAAAAATTTGCAACTGGATAATATTCAGGGGTATTATTGGAATATTTTATATAATATCCGAATTGTACTCCACGTTTTATCCATTCGTTCAATTCATTGTTATCTCCCTTTAAATATACATCAATATCAAAAGTTACTTCATCATTGACATATTTTATTTTAGGATTAATGTCATAATGGTCTAATTCAAGTTCAAACATATAAATTGTTTTCATAGCTCGAAATTCCAACCATTGAAATTTCTTAGATCTTACATAAAGTTCGACTGTATATTGACCAGTTGACAGATTTGCCCAAATTTGCGAACCTTTATAATTTCCTGATTTTAATGAAGAATAATTGAAATATCCACTTTTATTATATATTTCCATTCCAATTTCAGTATTTACAATTCCATATTGATGAAGCCCGTCAATTTCATAAAAAATTTCGCATGTAGTTCCGTCTATGATCTTAGGGTCTTCAAGTGTAAAATGTACTTTCCCCATTTCTTTTAGAATCAACTTATCGAGTTTCGCTGTTAAATATTCAGCTACGGGAAGAAGTTTAAACCACCCAGGTGTTGCAATTACACCTACAGCTAATCCAACCTCATCGTTATATTGGCTTAAAATCTGCAAATTTTCATAAAAGAACCCAATACATCATCGCTCCATCCTTTTCGTATTCCATTTACAATTAGTTGCTATACTTATTACTTTTAATACACTATTTGGATTAAATTCAGAATATCCTCCTGTTGCTAAAGCACGAGTTGAAGAAACTTCTTCGATATTCTTCAAATTATATTCAAGATTATTGCATTCTATCCATTCATCTTTTTGCAAATTATAAAAAATACAATCAAAGTGATACTCGTCTCTTTTCGATGCAATAATGTTTATATCTTTATTTGCAATACGTATAGGGAATAAAGTTGAATCACATACAATTATTGTTGCCATAGATTCATCAAGAGTTTGAGTATCTTTATTTACTCTTGTTATACAAATAATTCGTCCTTTATTCACAATAAAGTCTTCATTGGTAATATTTAATCCAGTAGGAATATCTTTATAACCAAATAATGCTATAACACCTTCTTTTTTATTATAAATAGCATCTAAACTATCTACAAAATTTTTTTCATAAGCAAATTCCATTTGTCATTTGGACTACTTCCACTTTTTAAGTTTTCATCTTTGGATTCACAACAAGCCAACGAAATTCCCAACAAACACAATAATGCATAAGAAAAAATACTTATTTTCATACTACAACGATTGATATTATACTTAATGACACAAATGTATTAAAATAATTGAATAAATCAAAACTGCTCTATGTAGTATATACACTATAATACATTATTAAGGAGCTAAAAGTGAAAAAATAGGGGTTATTCAGTTTAAACTGAACTAGAATATTTTTATCCTCTCATAAAATCAATATGTATTTGGGGCAATTTAGGATATAATGAGTCCCAAAAGAAAAAAAACTAAGGCAGCCGAATAAGCTGCCTTTTCAATATCCTTCTGGAAACTTTCTTTACTTTACTTCCAAACACACCGATACTTCACTAAGTTTGCCCTTATGCAGTTGATAAACATAACATTCTACCATATTCCCTTTAAACTCTTGAAGTTTACTGTTTAAATACTCTTTTATTTCATTTTTACAGTTAAAATACATATTCCATTCTTTTAAAATCGGTTCATCTGGACCACTCCATACTTCTAACGTACATGGACAATTCTTTATAATTCTACTCATTATGAAATTGTTTATATAGATGCGACATTGCTTCTACATAATATAACCTCAAAGGTGTCATACAATTTATAGACATTATACTAAACAATAAACAAAGATTTCCGATATAAAAAAAGTGAGGGGAACCACCCCTCACCAAAGTCAAACCAAGCACTAAGAATTATGTTTACATACTTGTGACTGCAAAGATATGAATTTTCTCGGCATTATC